TTTAGATATTCCATTTACACCCCCTAACATTTTATACACGTCCTCATCGGAGTTATTTTCACCACCTCTTAATATAGGGGCATTTTTACTTTGTACGTTCATTCTTTCAATCGTTACATAGCTTGTTGTATATTCTTTTCTAAACTTAAACACCAAAGTACTCGTGTTTTTATCTAAGGTTAACACATCTCCAGTGTCTAAGTCTACTACGTAGGCATCAGTTCCGTCTACTTCCGTTGAACTCCATGCTATATTTGACATTGTAACACCCGAATTATACAAGGCTACTAGCTCATCTGTACTAGGTAAATACCAATCTGTCTTGCCCCCATCGGTTGCACTATCACATATACTAGCTGCATACGTTCCAGCTCCTTGTTCTGCTACAATTATTTGAGTGTTAAATTCACCTGTTGTGGTATCATCTGAATTGACTTCTATGTACGAACCATTATACCATAAATCTGAAACGCTAATATCCCAGTATTGTAACATATAGTCATCAAATTGCTTTACATCAACTATTGCCATTATCCTAAGTATTTAATTAGTTCTACCTCCGTAGTACCGTAGGCATCTGAATCAAAATCTTTAATTGTGTTCAATCGATATAACACCCCGTCAATTAATTTAAGTTTTGCAAAGTCCAACTCGTTAATATCTTTATATGAAAGTTTCAAATGTAAATTTACTAATTTAGAATCAATCGAGGTTATTTCGTTTAGGAATTTCTCATGATACTTTGTGAACGTGTTTACGCTAGGTACTGCTTTAATACCATCAAAGGTTGCGTTTCTAGGTTCAAAGTGTAAATCAAATAAAGGCTCAAAGTTTGTATTGTTTTTAAATCTTAAGTGGTGAATCAAAGGATAATCGTATTTAATTTGCCAGTCTCCTGTTGCACTACCTTCAGCATTATAAATATTCACAACACCACTTCTTAAACCATTGTAAAAACATAGCATTCCTTTACCCTTATAAGGTTTACTTACAGTTACATTATTAGAATCTATACTTTGCTCTTTAACCATTGGATAAATTAATAGGCTGTTTTCAATCTTATAAGGTACGTATGTATTAAAAGGTAGCTCGAATTTAACCACTCCATTTAACCACGTATCAATTTCTAGTTGCTTTTCACCATAACTAATACCTGCTAAATCCTTATATTTCGTGTTTAGATAGTCTTTTTCCTCACTAAATCTATAAGAGTATACATTACCTTCAACAAGTGAATTTGATTGTATTGTAATGTCTTTATTTTCGTCTATTAAATCAGTCCAATTATCATACTCTTCTTGTGGTAAATAGTAGTTTACGAATGAATTAATGTAAATTGTTGACTTATTAGTAACAGGATCGTAAATAGGATCACTCATATAAGCATAAAACAAGTTTAAAATACCCTTTAAAAACTCTGAACACTTAATATCAGGGATTGCACTCGATAAAGTTACGGGTGAATTGTCAGTTAATATAGCAGAATTATCAGCAATTAAATTAATATCTGTATTTGAAAAGTTCAAACTAAAATTTTGTGCATTCGTATAACCATTTGAAGTACAGCCACCAGCAAATATAAGCTCTAAATACACCTCTTGACCAGCTTTTATGTCTAAGTTAGTATTGAATGAAATACTTGTAATTACGTCAACTAATTGTTTCCATTGATATCTGTAAACTTGTTGACCATCTACATAAACAATCACTTCATTAAACGTATCAAATGTGATAGGCTTGTAACCAGCAGGGATAGAAGTATTATAAACCGAATCACTTGAAAATGTTAGTTTGTACTTTCCTGGAATATTCATCTTAATACGCCCCGTGTTTTGGTTTAATACGTTAGCATCGTAAGTAGGCGTAAAAACAAACTCATCTAGTATGTTAGATTGAGTTGCAAATTTATATGCACCACCATTGTTTTTTGAAGGGAAAAAACCAAAACTTGTAGCATCGTTTATTAAAACTTGAGATTGATTTATTTGGTCTGCATTTAGTTTATTTTGTTCACCGCCACCAAAACCATAAATCAATTTTTTCATGTTTTCGTTCTCAAAGAAAGTAGTAGTATAATCTACTTCAATATTCGTACCTTCAAGTGCAAAGTCTAAGGTTTTCTTTATAGCTTCTTTTACGTATATGAATGGGTATAGTTGATTAATTCTAAAATTCAAAGGTGAATTGCCAACCATGTTATAACCATAGTCCACAAGTGGGTATATGTACCCGTATGATTTAGGTTGGTAACCTCTAGTATCTGAACCAAAGTTTCTGTTATCAATTCCGTTTAATTTAATACTTTCATTCCATGACTTAATAACGTTAGTTCTAGTTAGGTTGTGATCGTACTCAGACCAGTTAAGCTCGTTTAGTTTCTTATCTTTTAACTTAGCAAATATATCTACAGCATCACTCAATAGGTTACAATCAAAAGTATAATTCCCGTTGTTTATCTTAACCTCGTTTAGTTTGAATTTACCTTTGAATATTCTCAAATCATTCTTAAAAAACTCACAATCGTATCTTAAATTAGGCGTAAATTGTATGTTTGTACTTTCTTCAATGCTTATATCTAACGAATAAGCTGCTATAAAGAAAGCCATGTTGTTTGAAGTGCCTTCTAACGTTAAAGTTTTAGAGAATGAACGTTTACGTTTCTCAGGCTCTTTAATATCCGTAATTGATAAGTTTAAAGGTACTGCAATACTTTCTGAAAGGTCTATTTCGTAACCATTAACTACTAGCCTACTATTCATAATGAAATACTTTTATAATCTGTAAATTCAATGTTTATTACTTCATTAAACAACTCATCGTGTTCAAATTGCTTTATCTGATAGCTCGAATCTGTTACAACTACGTTTTCAACTTCAGTACCTTCATTAAGATAAATCAAAGGGCTTTCGTATAATTGCACCAGCCAATTTTGTGTTGTCTCATCTAACCAATCAGAGGACAACTCTAACTGTTTTGTAATAGTCTTAAGATAGTCAATTTTTCCAAACGTATTATTATTTACGTTGTATGTATTAGTTGAAGCGTTCCATTCACCTTGTTTTTTACTAAACGATTTACTTTCAATCTTAGCTTTATAACGTGAGTTGTATGTAAATCTGAAATTATCATAACTTCCGTATTTGTTTAACCAAAGTATATTAGCCCCTTTATCAAAACAAACGTCCGAGAAAGTAACGGTGTACCTCGCAGAATTTAAAGTAAGTCCAAAACTATCAGACAAAAAGAACTCCACAGCGACACAATTGTCATAAGTTGACTGTATTATGTCACCCCTATCTAAAAGCTCCAACATATTCAATCTATATGAACCTATAGCTCCATGATTTGCTAACGGAATTGTAATAGTCAAAGACGTAATAGTTGCACCACTAGAATTTAGAAATTTAACCCTAACAGTGTAATCAGTTCCTAAACCTTCAATCCAACTTAGTATCGTTGTATCTTCTTTCTTTGTAGTTTCTTCATACCTTCTAATCGAACCAATAACCTCTGATGGTTTATCAGTTAAAAAGTAGCTTTCGTTATTCCCTATTTGATAAGCTGTATAATTCCAGTTTGCAAATTCTTTGCGACTTAACGACGCTTTAAACACATATGATAGTGAACTAGTAGTTAATGTAGATAAATCGACCGTAGGGGTTGCACTTGCACTCAAAGAGTATTTTTCTATTACTTCAATATTACATTCTCTCCAATTAGATGGGTCGTACCAACCTTTATAAGTTGTACCCACTGGATGAGATACTGAATGATTGCTTACATACGCCCTTACTTTATCACTTACATCTATTTTACCGTAGTAAAAAGAACCATCATAAAGTTCTGGGAATACTTCAAACGTGCCTATTTCACCGCCTAAATAGACTTTAACAATAAATGATACATTGAACTTATCAGCTCCAGAAACATCGTCTTGTTGTTTAAAAGCATATACGATAGGATTGTCGCTTGGTGTGTTTAATTGTGGCGTTTGTGTTATGGTTATAGCCATTATTTAGGTTTTTTAATTACTATTCTTATTGCAGCCCCTACAAGGTCGCTAACTCTTTGAGACATCTCATCAACTCTTTGTTCTGTTAGTACCTTATCAAAGAAGTGAGTGGCTTCAATACCTTTCATTCTAACACTGTTAACTATCATTCCTGCTAATTGTTCACGTGTTAGATCTTTATCATCTGGTACTATACCTTTATCCCCTATCCATTTGTAAATAGCTTGATAAAATGATAGGTTACCTTTTGGAGCTGAACCGTGTTTAGGTGCGCCTCTATTTACCTTAATACCATTTACACCGTAATTTATATACTTCCAATGTGGTGCGGCTGTAGTTGCTATCTCGCTTTCTGAAAGTTTTAATGGTTGGAATGATTGAGTTAAGTCTCCCGTTGCGTATGGTTTGTGACCTTTTGAATTAGGTACTTGTAATTGCTTTCGCCAGTCTGCTATTAACTCATTTGTGAGTTGTAGCAATAGATTAGTCATAGGACTATCGGAAGTATTCTTTAAAATATCTTCAGCTCTACCAAAGTCTAAACCTTTTGCTATATCACCTTCGTTCACGTTGGATCGTCTTTATTTCTTCTTGTTTGGTAAAGTTAATAAATTTTAACCTATGATTGAAAGTAAATATATTCCATTTAACGATTTGCTCCCACGTTTGATTATATTCTTTGCTGAGATAGTGGATTAATTTCTCCCAAACAAACCTCTCACTGCTTTTAGTAGGCTTGTCCTCGTCTTCTTGTTTACCGTATAATTGCTCATTAATTCGATTGATTGCCGCAAAAAAAAACTAACTAAGTTAAGATAGTCTGGAAGTGGTAAATGTTCTTCAAAGAGTTTTGCTCGTTCTTGATTTGAACACTTCATGTTTAAATTCTCATCAAGCTCACCATAAGTCGTACCCTTTTCAATGTACATTAAACTTGCAAGTCTACTCGGGTCGTTTTGTAAATCTGAGTTACTTATATCAATATGCCACCCTATACCAACTTTTGAAGGGTCGACCAATACATATTCTTTGTTTAAGATTGTAATTTCTTCTTTTGGTTTGGTTAATTGAAAGTCTTTAAACAACCCTATACAGTGTTCGTGAATCTTTCGTAACTCCGATATGTTAACCTTGTTTAAATCGTTTCTTTTAGCCCCTGTTATTAAACAAATGAACTCAATGATAGTACCCAAATCCATAGCTTTTTGATACTTCTCATTTGTCAAAGCCTTAAGATGTTTAATCCTTAAGTCATTTAATGTTTTAGGTGCTTTTATGTTAATATACTTCAAAATAGCCATATTGATTCTTTTTTATTGATTGTACTGCCAGAGCTAACGACATCACACCATCATCGTGTATTCCTTGTGGTGCGCCATATTGCACTCTTCTAGTTTTTTCGTTGTAAATATAAGTAAAAGCGTTTAATTCATCTACTAGCCAATTCTCGTTTAGTATTCCGATATCCTTATTCTCAAAGTGTACAGCTAAATCTTCAATCATTATCGGTTTGGTTGCTGTAGTAGTTACATAAGGTTGTACGTTGTTGTATACTTTATTCTGTAGCATCTCAAAAAATACATCCCCCTGGTTATTCACCTCGACAAATATCTCAGCATTATACTCACGAATCTTAGTTGCGACCTCATCAATGATTTTACTCCATTCTTGTTGTCTCCACCTTTGAACATATACCATTTGATAATTCTTGTTTAAAATCGTTAGCACGGTGTAGTCATCCGCTCTACCTATATCTAAACCACCGAATAGTTTTTGCGTACGCTCAGCGGTCTTAATTACGCAACTATCTACATTCTTAAATAACCCACTTGCATTGTCTATAAACTTTGCTAAATATTCCTGTTCAAAGATATGTTTAGGTAGTGATCGTTTACGCTCTTCTAAATCCTCAGCATCAATCATGGGGTTGTCGTAACTAGAATAGTGAAAGTACTTATATCGATTATCGTAGTTAGGCTGTAAACTTAATTGATAAAAATGGTTCTTACCTTTTGGTGTTGATATAAAGATTACTTTCTTACCTTTTACTAATACCGTTGCACTTAATACCTCACTCCATAACTCTGGACGTGTGAAAGCCATCTCATCCACTATAAGATAGTCGAATGTGTTACCTCGAATGTTATCAGGACGTTCACCAGAAAAGAATTGTATTTGTGAATTAAAACCGCTAATCGTTAGATCACTTCGATTATACTCAAACAATCCACTCGATTTAGTAACCTTTTCCATCTCATCAAACACTTTCTTTGATTGTTTGTAGATAGGTGTTACCCATGCTATATTGCATCCTTTGTGATTGATGGCCCAATATAACATCTGGTTAATACCTAGCATTGTTTTACCAAATTGGCGGCCTATGTTTAGAATGTAATATTTATAACTCTCGTTGATTATAGAGTTATGTATTTCTTTTTGTTTAGAATGTGGTTTATAGCCCTTAATCGTTGACATCGAAATCGAATCGTTCTACAGTCTTGTTTTCGTTTTGTGTTTTCTCTGCTAATCCGTTTAAACGTTGTGTAATACTAGCATTGTATTGTCCTACCATACCACCCTCAATCTGATCTTGGCGAACTATATCTTTTATATACGAACAGATCGTAATATAATCGTTGTATCTCTTATCTGGATTGTCAAAATATTGTTTTACACAACTATGATTTTCAAAGCAATACACTCTAAAACCTTCCATTGTTAGTGGTCTTTCAAGTTCTTGCCTTGCATCGTTACCGTCTTTACCTACAAATACATGGTTTGTCCTTGGTCTGCTCTTTACATATTCTCTATACTCTTTGAATATTTGCCAAAGCATTTCAGGTGTTTCTATAAGCTTTACTCGTCCCATTGCTTCATGCTTTTGGTTTTCTTGGCTTTCTTACTTTCTTAATCACTTCCTGAGTCTCATACGTTAGTCTAGTAGCTTCTTCAAATAGATTCATCCAATTGTT